GAGAAAGCCCTCAAGTCGCTACAGAATATACAGATTGAGGCAGAGATACGGGCGCACAAGGATCATAAGGCATGGGATCAAAAACGCAAGGATATCAACGAACTATCAAGTCAGATCTCGCGAGTCAAATTGGACATCGGCCGGGAGGAAAAGTTGGCGGCAAAACTATCAAAAGAAATTGAAACGCTCGAGAACCATGAATGTCATACGTGTGGGCAAGCCTTCCACGACAGTAAGCACCAACAGGTTATGGAAAGCAAGCAGGCAGATCTGGCAACGGCGCGAGCGAGTGGCACAGAATTTAGCACCCTGTTATCAGAACTGGAGGCTACCCACGCCTCCTTGGGCACGCTAGGCAAGCCGCCCACAATGTTTTATGACAACGAAGCAGATGCTGTGCATCACCAGGCCACCCTGACCAATTTAGAAAAACAAATTGCAGACAAATCTGCGGAAACAGATCCCTACAGCGAGCAGATTGAAGAAATGACTGGTGCGGCCTTACAGGAAATCTCCTATGACACTCTCAACAACTTGACTCGCTTGCAGGAACACCAGGACTTTTTACTCAAGCTGTTGACCAGCAAGGACAGCTTTATACGCAAAAAGATCATTGAACAGAATTTGAGCTATCTCAATACCAGACTGACCCACTACTTGGATCGTGTGGGCTTGCCACACACAGTGGTATTCCAGAACGATCTCACAGTCAGCATCGAGGAACTGGGACGTGAACTGGACTTTGACAATTTAAGTCGTGGTGAACGCAACCGATTGATTCTCAGCATGAGCTGGGCATTCCGCGATGTGTTTGAAAGTTTATATCAGCCCATCAATCTCTTGTTCATTGACGAAATGATCGACAATGGCCTAGATACCGCAGGTGTTGAAAATGCGCTGGGCTTGTTGAAACACATGAGCCGCGAGCGCCACAAGAGTATCTGGCTGGTCAGCCACAGAGATGAATTGGCTGGACGAGTGGGAAACATTCTCAAGGTTGTAAAAGAAGGCGGCTTTACCAGTTACAATACAGAGGTAGATATTGTCTAAAATATTTCCAATACAAAATGATTCAGCTTGTGTGCTAAAGTGGGGATGGAATACTTTTAGATTTCATACCGGTACATCTAGCTCGTGTCATCGAGTTAACTCAGAATTTGTTCCCCTTGATCAATTTGAAAATTTTCATAATATGCCCAAGGTTTTAGAAGATCGGGCCCTTATGCGAAAAGGAGAATGGCCCTCGGGTCGGGGGTGTGAATACTGTCACGACGTTGAGAAGCAACATGGGCTAAGTGATCGGTTGTATCATAATCAAATACCAGATCAACAACCTGTTAATTTTGGTGAGTCCGACTATGTAATTCCTAGTCTTTGTGAAGTGTATCTAGATAACACATGTGATCTAGCTTGTGTATATTGTCAACCATTTTTTAGTTCACGTATCAACGACGAGCTTAAAAATTTTGGACCAACTATACTTGGCTTAAATTATTTTTCAAGGTCAATTGACAGCGATCAATATTTTAATCGCTATCTTAATTGGTTAGATCAAAATATTCAACATCTAACCAGATTTGCTATTCAAGGCGGTGAACCAATGTTACAAAAAAATCTATGGAAAATATTAGATTTTTTAAAAGAGAAAGCCAATCCAAATTTGGAAATTTCTATTAATACCAACCTGAATGCTCCCACAGAAAAAATACAACAGTATGTAGAAACTGTTGAAGAACTACTGATCAATAGATTAATCAAGCGTGCAGATATACATATCAGCCTTGACTGCTGGGGCTCCCAACAAGAGTTTATTAGATATGGCATCAAATTGGATCAATGGGAAAAAAACTTTGAATATCTAATTAAACACAAATGGTTAAAGTTATCGATACATCAGGTGTTGACCTCACTTAGTATCAAAACTACAAACGAGTTTCAATCTAAAATTGTTTCTTGGAAAAAAATTAATCCCTCTATTGTGCAGGATTATTTTGTAGTGGATGGAGAAAATTCAATTACTTTACATCCAGAAATATTTGGCTCTGAATTTTTTTCCCAACAACTACACGATATTGCAAACAATTTTGTTTGTGCAACTGATCAAGATAATTTATACAAAAATAAATTATTAGGACTTGTCAACCTGTTGTTAGCTAGTAAAATTGATCCGACCAGGCTAAAAAAACTACAATTAACCCTTGATCAACTTGATCATCGGCGAAACACCAATTGGCGTGGATTGTGGCCCGAAATTGATCAATTTTTTTATGACCAAAATATTAAAGATATCAATGTCTAGTAAAACCAAGGTCCTTCACTTAGAGCCCACAGATGTGTGCCAGGCTGCATGCCCTTTGTGTGCTAGAGAAACCAGGACAGATTTTAATAAATCCGCACAACATCACTTGCGTGTAGAACAAATACAACATCTATATTCCGAGATGCAGTTGACACAATTACAAAAAGTGTTCATGTGCGGGAACTATGGGGATCCAGCAGCTGGAAAATATACCTTGGATTTGTATAGATATTTTAGAACAATAAATCCCAATATTGTATTAGGTATGAATACCAATGGTGCCATACAAACAACATTCTGGTGGCACGAACTGGCACAGATATTTAACCAGCCCAGAGATTATTGTGTGTTTAGTATCGATGGATTAGAGGACACCAACGCCATTTATAGGCGGAATGTTGATTGGCGCAAGCTAATGAGTAATGCAACCGCATTTATTGCTGGGAATGGTAATGCTCATTGGGACATGCTTGTTTACAAACACAATCAACATCAGGTCAGTGCTTGCGAACAATTGGCCAGAACCATGGGATTCAAGTGGTTTAGGGCAAAGGTCAGTAAGCGCCCAATGGTCAACGGGCTGGAGGCACCTATAGATTGGCAAGTTCCCAAAAACAAAACTGGTATAATTAAGTGCCAGGCCCTAGCGGAAAAAAGCGAATATGTCGATGCCCGCGGACGCAGAATTCCGTGCTGTTGGTTAGGAAACAGCATTGTTAATCCCATAGCCAACATTAGTGAAGTTAAAAAAACATGGAAAACAAATAACCCAAATGAGACCTGTGCTAGTGTTTGTACTAGCAACAAGACTACAGCATTTCAAGACCAGTGGCAATACGAAATTCAACTGAGTTGATGGTCAGACGATAACTACTAGTCCATGATATGGTTGTACGAAAACACTCACGTTGAACAACTACCCGAAGACTGTGTAGGGTTTGTTTACCTAATAACAAACACGGTAACAGGAAGAAAGTACATTGGAAAAAAATTAGCAAAATTTAGTAAAACCTCATACAAAGTAATAAAATTAAAAAACGGCAACAAGAAAAAGAAAAAAATTAGAAGCAAAATTGATTCAGACTGGCAACTATACTATGGCAGCAATGATCAACTCAATCGAGACCTACTGGCGCTGGGCGCTGACAACTTCACAAGAGAAATATTATTTTATTGTAAATCAAAGGCAGAATGCAGTTATGTAGAAGCTAGAGAACAATTCAATCATAGAGTATTAGAATCAGACGACTGGTACAACGGACAGATAGTTTGCCGTATACACGGTAGTCACATCAAAAACAAAATTTAATTTTTAAAGAATAGGTATGATAGAAGTTTTAACTGACCCTGGAGTTGGCGGCACATTCCTTACATGGAGTTTGCACTTTCTTGCTGGACATAAAAATTACTATCATGCTAAATCAAACCGTTGGATAACTGTTCCTGAAAACCCGTTAACTATTAAAAATTCTCACGTTTTTAAACCAAATCAGCCAAGTACATTAGATACATTTAATTTAATACACTCGGCATTGGCGTCAACCCCGGTGGATAATTTTCATACTATATATTTTCATAATTTTTCATTTACTACAACATCATATGATAAGGATCTTGCGACGGCTATATCTAATCTAGATAGCAATCAACGTATAATATTAACATTATCTAAAAATCATTTTTTGTATAACAAATCATATAAAATTCGTAGCGATGAAGTCGAGTCCCGGAACGATCCAGCAAAAAAAATTAGCACAGATCACGAAGCACTTGAAGATTTTATTGATTATTTTTTCAAAGACTCTCGGTCTGCGTGGAAAGAATTGTCGTTAATAAACATCTGGGATCAACGGGAATTTTTAGCATTAAATCTAATGCCCACACACAACGTATCTATTATTCCAAACATAGATTTATCAAAAAAACATTATCGGTTAGACACAATGGAGTTATGGAATACATTTGATGTAACAGTAGACAATTTGTTTAGTTATTTAGGAGTTCCTATAATCGAAGATCGTCGATTACAGTGGAATACTGTTTATAATCAATGGCGTAGATTTCACCTTAACAGAATGTTATTTGTTTGGTATTTTGATACCATTATTGACAATATCAAATCAGGATATGATTTAGATTTAATGAGATTAAATCTAGACATTGTACAAGAAGCAATTATTCAACACGAATTAATTTATAAGCACAATTTAAACCTAAAAACCTGGCAACTAGAAAAATTTACAAATACAAAACAACTACATCAATTACTAGAACCAAATATACACGACTTGTCAAAAAGTAAAATTACAAACATAGAAATACAGTAAGGCAACTTTACCGACTCTGTGCTGGATGTTTGATCCGGCCCCATCGAAGAACGGTGCAATACCCGGTCTGGAAAACTTTGGGCGTCAAAGGCAATTGCTAACTTAAGGCAACAAATGGTTTG